ATTCGCAAGCATCTACATCGATCCGGGCGAAAAGATAATTATCCGCGAAGGCGGCTACGACGAGTTCCCTTACGTTTGCCCGCGCTGGCTGAAATCCAGCTTCGAGCAAAATTATGGGCGCTCCCCGGCAATGACCAGCCTGCCCGACGCGAAGATGATTAACGCCATGTCGCGCGTGACGATTACAGCGGCGCAGAAGCAGGTCGACCCGCCACTGATGGTTCCTGACGATGGGTTTATGCTGCCGATCCGCACCACCCCAGGTGGTCTGAACTTCTACCGCGGTGGCACGCGCGATCGCATCGAGCCGTTACAGATAGGCGCTAACAACCCGCTGGGCCTCAACCTGGAAGAGCAGCGTCGCACCGCGATCCGCGCGGCGTTCTATGTCGACCAGCTTGTACTTGGACAAGGGCCGCAAATGACTGCAACCGAAGTAGTACAGCGCACGGAGGAAAAGATGCGCTTGCTGGGTCCGGTGTTGGGCAGGCTCCAGGCGGAATTGTTGCAGCCGATGATCGAGCGCGTGTTCGCGGTTCTCAACCGGCAGAACAAGCTACCGGCGGCGCCGGAGTTCCTTAACGATCGTGACCTGGACATTGAGTACGTCAGCCCGCTTGCGAAAGCGCAGCGGCAGTCTGACGTCCAGGGCATCGTGCGTCTGTTCGAATTGCTCAGCCCGCTCGCTGGTATAGACCCGACTGTCTTCGACCATTTGGATACCGATGGGCTGGTTCGCTACATGCTGCACACGCTATCGATCCCGGCCCGCGTCACGAAGGGCGAAGGCGAGATCATGCGCGAGCGTTCGCAGCGTCAAGAGCAGGCACAGGTCCAGCAAGAACTAAACGAAGCAACGCAAACGGCCGAGGCTTTGGGATCGGTCGCGCCTGCGATCAAGGTGTTGCAGCAAGGCGCAGGCTAGATGATCGAAGACCTGCGGCAGGACGCAAAGCAGATCCTGCACACCGACGAAGGCGACCGGTTGCTGGAAGATTTGAAGCGACGGTACGGGTTCTATCAGCCGACGTTTCGCAGCGACCCATACGAAACAGCATATGCCGAAGGGCAGCGCAGCGTGCTGCTTTTCATCCTGTCGCTAATTAGCGACGACAAACCACCACAAGGAGAAGAGAACAGTGTCTGAAGAAGAACAGGTAGCGGAGGTCTCCGAAACGGAGGTAGCCCCGTCTGGCGACTGGAAGGACAACTTGCCCGAAGACATCAAAGGGCATTCAGCGCTTGGGCCGATCAACGATGTTGAGAACCTAGCGAAGGCATACGTCAACGCGAGCAGCATGATCGGGCGCGATAAGATACCGCTCCCAGGTGAGCAGGCGAGCGCGGAGGATTGGGCCGAGGTATACAATCGCTTGGGTCGACCGGAGTCGGCTGAGTCGTATCAAATAGACGCGGGCGAGACACCTGACGGTGCATTGGTCGATTGGTTCAAATCGACCGCCCACGACATCGGGCTGAATAACAAGCAGGCGCAACAGCTAGTGTCGGCCTACAACGACATGGCCGTGGCGCAGGCAGAAGCCGGTCCCGATTTGGAAATGCTGCGCGACCAGGTCAGCGCGGATTTGCGCCAAGAGTATGGACCAGCGTTCGATGACCGCTTGGCGCTTGCTAATGGTTTAGTTTCTAATTTTGGCGGCGATGAAATTACCGAGATCGAATTGGCTGACGGCAGTCTGCTCGGTGACAATACCGATTTCATCAAGGCGATGGTTTCGGTTGGCGAATACATCCGAGACAGGGTCAGCGAAGACGACTTTGCTGGCATCGAGAAGTCGGACATGTCGATGACGCCGATCGAAATCAATGACAAGATTCGGGAGATTGAGGCACCTGACAGCCCGCTGTGGAGCAACGCGCATCCGCAGCACACGGCCATGATGCAGGAGCGCAATCGCCTCTACGAAATGCTCTACGGCGACGAAGCCGCCTAAGAGATATCGGGGTAGCCGGTTACGGTCCCGTGCTTGAGTAAAAGTAACTCCGCCGATCGCAGCGAATGCGAAGGTCAGGTCCGCGCCTGCGGGTAGCCATCCGATTTTTCCCTAACCTTACCAAGGAGAAACGCTTATGAGCGTTCAGATTACTACTGCGTTTTCGCAGCAGTTTTCCTCGAACGTGGCTCTGCTCTCGCAGCAGCGTGGAAGCATACTCCGTGGCGCGGTGCGCGAAGAATCCGTTGTCGGAGAAAAATCTTTCTTCGACCAAGTTGGATCCGTCGCAGCCGTCAAGCGGACGAGCAGACACGGTGACACCCCGATCGTGGAAACACCCCACTCAAGGCGAATGGTGACCCTTGAAACCTATGAGTGGGCAGATCTCAATGGGATCTCCGCTTAGTAATAAGCGTGAACAAACTGGGTGAACTGCTGGAAAGCTAAGTCCGCAAGGATATGCCAATCAGCAGCCAAGCTCGAAAGAGAAGGTTCAGAGACTATCCGCAAGGAGTACACCGCAAGCGCGGTGGAAGCGCCCAGCCCCCGCAAGGGGTGATGATATAGTCCGATCCTGCGCGAAAGCGTAGGCAGCGAAAGCGGGTCGAGGTTAGCGCCCCCGACTGAACTTATACATTGACGATGCTGACAAGGTCCGCATGCTTATTGATCCAACCTCGACTTACGCCCAGGCAGCGGCCGCGGCAATGGGTCGTGCGATTGATGATGAGATCATCGCCGCTGCCACTGGCACGGCAAAGACCGGCAAGTCGGGCAGCACGTCCACTTCTCTCCCGGCAGGGCAGCAAATCGCTGCCGGTTCAGCAGACCTCACGTTAGCGAAATTGCTGAGCGCTAAGGAGATCATGGACTCCGCTGACATCGATCCGAGCATCCCGCGTCACATCGTGTGCGCCCCGGCGCAGATCAGCAGCTTGCTGAACACGACTGAGGTAAAATCGAGCGATTTCAATACGGTGCGTGCCTTAGCTCGCGGCGAGCTGGATTCGTATCTGGGATTCTCGTTCCATGTTTCGAACAGGCTTACGGTTGCCTCTAACATCCGCACCTGTTTCGCATGGGCGCAGGATGGTCTGATGCTTGCCGTTGGCAAGGATCAAATGTCACGCATCGAGGAACGGGCCGACAAATCCTACTCTACTCAGGTGTACTACTGCCAGACTGTTGGCAGCACCCGGATGGAAGAGGAAAAGGTCGTCCAAATCCTCTGTGATGAATCTGCATAAGGAGGACTGAAGAATGGCTACCGTTTATTCTAACGTCCGCACTGACCTGACGCAGGACGATCCTTCCGAGTTCGTTAAAGCTAACCAGATTGCTGGTCGTATTCGTGTCGCTCACGCGTCCTACGAAGCGTCCTCGCTGGCGGCAGATGACGTGATAGAGATGTTCTCGCTTCCGCATGGGGCGCGCATCCTCCACGGTTATCTGTACTTTGATGACCTCGGATCTGGCACCACGATGGACGTGGGTCACGCCGCTTACACCGACAGTTCCGGCAGCTCAGTTGCTGCCGATGCTGACGAATACCTCGACGGCCAGGACACCGCTTCGGCGGCTGGTCGCGCGGATGTAGCGGCTACGCTCGCGCTCGGTGCGAACTCCGTTGTCGATCTTGACCAAACGGTCAAAGACAATGAGTTCGTCGTGACTGCAACCAACCTCGGCGCTGCCGCAACCGGCACTGTCGAATTGGTGATGTTCTACGTTGTGGACTAACCACTCAGAGAGGGGGGGCTTTTGCTCCCCCTCTTTTTTTTAGGATTGGGCAATGGCATCAGATGTCGACATCTGCAATAGCGCGCTAAACAACATTGGCGCGTCAAATATTATTGCACTGACTGAAGACAGTCGCGCTGGCCGTCTATGCAACCAGCGCTTTACCTTTGTGCGCGACAGCGTGTTCCGCTCCCATCCTTGGAACTGTTTGATTAAGCGAGCGACGCTCGCACAGGATAGCGACGCACCCGCATGGGAATATGCGTACAGCTATCAGTTGCCGGCCGATCCCTTTTGCCTTCGCATCTTGGAGGTTGAGGGCGAGAAGGACGGCGTCGAGTATGTCATTGAAGGGCGCAAGCTGCTCACCGACGAGGGTACAGTTAAGATCCGGTACATTGCCCGCGTCACCGATCCGAATGAATACGATGTCCTGCTAACGGAAACTTTGGCAGCGGCGCTTGCCGCGGATCTGGCGTATCCGATCGCGAACTCGATTGGCTTGCAACAGGCAATGTATAGCGTCTACCAGGCGAAGCTGAGCGAGGCTCGCTTCATCGACGCGACCGAAGGAACGCCTGACGTTATAGGCGCGACTGATTTCATTAACGCGAGAGTCTAATGGCGCGATTAAGTTACGCGTTTTCCAACTTCACGTCGGGAGAGCTTAGCCCGCGACTGGATGGTCGGTTTGACCTTTTATCTCTTCCTAT